TTATATAATACAAGATTAGCAGCAGCATTAAACCAAAACGTTCTTTTGGAGGCAAAACTCCAAACTCTAAAAAATGATTTTGAAAAAGAAAAAAATGAACTTTTAGAGCAACTCGCAAATTACACGGATAGCGATGGCAGTACCAACAAGTAGAGGACAACTTATAAATTTCGGTTTGCGTAAACTGGGTTATCCTGTTTTGGAAATTAACCTTGATACTGACCAGATACATGATGCACTTGATGATACAATTCAAATGTATCAGGAACGTCATTATAATGGTATTGAGAGAATGTTTCTCAAGTATAAAATTACACAAGATGATATTGATAGAGGAAAAGCAGACGGAACAACAGGTGTAGGTATTGTAACTACAACAGGTATTCAAACATCAAATGTTACAGTAACAAGTAATTTTTATGAAAACTCTAATTTTTTAGCAGTTCCAGATCATGTGATAGGAGTAAATAGGATATTTAAATTTGATACAAGTTCAATATCTGGTGGAATGTTTAGTATTAAATATCAGTTATTTTTAAATGACTTATATTATTTTAATTCTATCAATCTTTTACAATATTCAATGACCAAAACATATTTGGAAGACATTGATCATTTATTAACAACAGAAAAACAAATAAGATTTAATCAGAGACAAGATAGATTATACTTAGATATTGATTGGGGAGCACAACAAGAAGGTGATTTTCTTGTCATTGATTGTTTCCGTGCACTTGACCCTGAAGAATATAAACAAGTTTATAATGATCCATTTGTTAAAA